TATCAACACAGAGGCAAGCCGTGCGGCAGAAGCCGAACGTGTGCTTGACGGCAAGATTGCCGCAGAGAAGACACGTGCCGAAGGTGCGGAGGGTGACTTGCAGCAGGCTATAGGCAGCGAGGCACAAGCCCGTGAGCAGGCTGATGGTGTGCTTGACGGCAAGATTGCAGCCGAGAAGACTCGCGCACAGGGTGCCGAAGGTACACTTCAGACCGCTATCGGCAACGAGGCGCAAGCCCGTGAGCAGGCTGACGGTGTGCTCGACGGCAAGATTGCTGCCGAGAAGACCCGTGCCGAGGGTGCGGAGCAGACATTGCAAACGGCTATCGACATCATCAACGGTAAGATACCGGCACAGGCTACAGCCCAGAATCAACTGGCCGACAAGGAGTTTGTCAACAGCAGTATCTCGACCGCCACTGCCGACTTTAAGGGCACATACAACAGTCTTCAGGAACTGGAGCAGGTGACTGCCAACGCCAACGACTACGCCTTTGTCGTTGCTACCGACGCAGCTGGCAACACCGTATATAAGCGTTACAAGTGGGTGGACGGCACTGGATGGACGTGGGAGTACGACCTGAACAACTCATCGTTCACCGCAGCACAGTGGGCAGCTATTCAGAGCGGCATTACCGCTGCCCTGGTGACAAAGCTCAGCGACCTGCCAACCAATGCCGAGCTGAACCAGCGCATCAGCACCGCCATTGCCACTGCCCTCGGACAATACTACACGAAGACGGAGATAGACACGGCACTGGCGACCATCAACACCGCGATAGGTCAGAAAGCATCGCAGGCCGACCTGACGGCAGAGGTGACACGCGCACAAGCTGCGGAGCAGGCTTTGCAAACAGGCAAGCAGGCTGTCATCACTGATCTTGCCACTATCGCTATGGGAAGCGGTGTTAGTCATGACGACACCTACTCAAACATTCGCACATCAACGATTGCCAACTTTGTCCTGTTGACTAATGCAAAGGTAGATATATTGTTCACCACTCCTATCAACGCAGCAGATGCAACGCTCAACGTGTCAACGACGGGTGCCAAGCCCATCCGTATCCTCGGACAGAACCTGCCCGCTGGCGTGGTGAAGGCACAGACCTACGCCACACTGGTCTACGACGGCACGGCATGGAATATCGTCAATCTGTTCTGCCCTGACGCACAGTTCGACCCCGCAGCCCTCGTGGTGGATATGGGTCTGCCCAGTGGTGTGAAGTGGGCGGCACGTGACATCGACCTCACCAAGCCGGGCGGCTTCTGTGAGACGCCGTTCATCTACGAAAAGAGTTTCTTTAGTTGGGGCAACATCGACGGCCACAACCCCATCAGCGCGTCGGCCTTCGCCTACGACTGGGGAGGCGTGAACGGAGCCGAGCCGTGGTATGATGGCCAGGTCTATGGCAGCACTCCCGGCAACACGCTGACGGGCAACATCGCTGTAGGTGAGGACTTCGACGCTGCACGTGCAAACCTCGGTGCGCCTTGGCGCATGCCGACCAGTGCGGAGTATGGAGAACTGTTTGCCAACATTATCTACATCGATGCCAACGGCGACGAGGTGGACACCACGAAGGCCGACAAGCGAGTCAGCGTGAACGGCGTGATGGGCCTCTATCTGGAGAGCAAAATCAACGGTGCACGTCTGTTCTTCTCCTGCTCGGGCTACGGCGGTGGCCGCTCGTGGGGCAACAGAGGGTCCAACGGCAACTACTGGTCTTCCACTTGGCTCTCGGTCCGCAGCGCGCGGAACCTGTACTTCAACAGTGGCGGAGTGAATCCGCAGAGCAACAACTATCGGTACGACGGGGTCGCCGTGAGGCCTGTGCAGTAACTTAACTTTTTCGTTCACCCGAAAGAGTTCAATCTATTCATGTCTTGGCGCGCCACCAAAGCGGCGTAAGCCGCGGCGCGACAAGGCAGGAATAGATAATAATAATGGTTAGAAAAGATACATAAAGATATGGCAAAATTAGCAGACATCCTGCAACAGGAGCGCGAGCGTGACACAGCGGAGCAGTGGGGCATCATCCACCTCTACAAGACGGGCTCGTTCTATTCCGCCTACGAATGGAGCGCGTGGCTCATCGCCGTCATCACCTTCAACGACGAGGTGCGCATGCAGACGAAAGACCGTAAGCCAATAGCCGTGACGCGCATCCCGATGAAGGATAGCGAAGAGACCTTCTGCCGCGTTGGTTTTCCACTAAAGAGCATCGAGAAGTATATCCCCACACGACTCAATTACGAGGCCGAGGACGACAAGCATATTGTCATCACCGTAGCACTGCCAACGCCCAAGGACGGCAGCGAAGTAACCTACGAGCGACTGGCCGACGCGGTGGCGAAGTGGAAGGATGCACAACCGATGAAGCAACCCAAGGACAAGAAGGATAGCGACCCACAGGAAGAAACCGATCGCCAACCCAAGCAGGGCAAACCGAAGAGGACGCTGCTGTCGCTGATACAAGATGCACAACAGCAGCAGGCACCGGCGCAAGGCGGACTGATCATGCAGATTATGTCATATCAACTCTCACAGCATACGCCAGCGGAAAACTACGATTTTATCCAACGGTTGCAACAACAGATAGCATCCATACTCTAACAGCAAGCACACCTCAGATGAGTCCGTCACACCAAAAGCAGAACGAAAAAGTTAAGTTCATAGGTTGTCCGTCACTCCTCCGTAGGAGGCGTGAAAAAAGAAAGACGAGCAGTGGCTTCCGCCTCATGGATTCCGCAGCACCAGTCGTATAGGTGGCAACCGACGCAAAAACATCAACAGTACACAGCCTTAAGGGTCTGTTCTTCTCCTTGCGAGGGCCGCTCGGTCTTTGACCGCTTGCTACTGAAAGGACGCAAGAACGGCAATGGCCGCTCGTGGAACAACAGAGGGTCCAACGGCAACTACTGGTCTTCCACTTGGAACTCGGTCCGCAACGCACGGAACCTGAACTTCAACAGTGGCGGAGTGAATCCGCAGAACAACAACAATCGGTACAACGGGTTCGCCTTGAGGCCTGTGCAGCACTTCACAATTTCTTCTGAACATTCTTAATGACGAACCAGCTTGCTACTGGATGCTATCATCTTACACGCTCGCAACTGCTCTACGACCTCTATGTAGCCTTCTACGATGCTGCCCGCCACAAACACAAGATGGCGTATGTGCAGAAATTCGAGGCGAATCTGGCCGAGAATCTGAACGAGCTTTGCGACGTTCTGCTGACACGCAGATATAAGGCACTTCCGTCGAAGTGCTTTATTGTTTCTTACCCCAAGAAGCGCGAGGTGTTTTGCGCGGCCTTCCGCGACCGCATCGTGCATCACCTCTATTTCCGCTACACCCACCAACTATTTGAGCGCACCTTCATTGCCGACAGTTATTCATGCATAGAAGGACGTGGCACTCATTACGGTATCAGCAGAATCCGTCAGCATATCCGCGAAGCATCGCTCAACTGGCAAGAACCAGCTTACGCCATGAGCCTTGACATTCGCGGCTACTTCATGCACATTAACCGCGAGATACTGCTGAAGATAGCCACCGACAGCCTAAAGAAGATGAGCATCCACCGCGTAGGACTGAGTGATGAAATAGAAGGCGTACCCAGCGGCGTGCTGCTGACACCTGCAACAACGTGGGCCGACATCCGTGACTTTGACTTCATCCTGTGGCTCACCGAGCAGATAGTGATGCTCAACCCGATGGAACATTGCATCATCGTTGGTGACCTTCACGATTGGGACGACATCGACCACGCCAAATGTATGCGCTTCGCAAAGCCAGGTGTGGCACTGCCCATCGGCAACCTCACATCTCAACTATTTAGCAACGTCTATCTGAATCCATTCGACCAATTCATCAAGCGCGACATCCTGTGTGAACACTATGGTCGCTATGTGGATGATTCCGTACAGATAGACCCTGACCGCGAATGGCTTATCCAGCAAGTGCCACAAGAGCGTGAGTTCCTGGCCGATGAGTTAGGATTGCAACTGCACATGGGTAAACTCCACATTCAGGAGATACACAGCGGTGTAGAGTTTCTCGGTTCTTTTGTGAAACCCTACCGCGACTATGTGAGCAACAAGACACTGGAGCGAATGGCTAAGAAGATACAGGAGATAGATCTGCGTAACGAAGAGAAAGCCGTGCGCACCATTGACTCGTATCTCGGCATTCTGAGCCACACAGCCAGTCACTGCATCACACAAGATTTGATGAGTAAACCCCTGGCAGCTTAATGTCCGATAAGTAAAGACATAAAACGTGAAACGATTATGAATAAAGTAAACGGAAAGAAGACCTCCTTCGCACCGATACGCGAAGATGGCAGCCGTATCACCATCTGCTACGGCCTGAAGAAACTGAGTGGCG